CTTTATTTGGTATTGATAATAGCTTTTGTTTTACTTTGTTTATTATTTCTAACCAAGTTTTTTTTACTTCTTCTTTGGGTATTAATTCTCCTGTTGCCTTCATTTTTTCTATTTCTGCTAGTTCTGCTTTTGCTTTAAGTAGTTTATTTTTATTTTTAATTACTTCTTCGGCAGTAAATTCTCCACCAGCTTTAGCTTTTAAAAAATCTACATATCCGTGAACACTACTAACTAAATCATATTTACCTCTTTCAGCTTTAGGTATAATACCATCTTTAGCTAATTGTTGCACTCTGCGTTCAGTTAGCTTTAAAAGTTTTGAAATTGCAACTATATTAAATGAGGTAGCCATTAATGTCCTAAATCATAATTTAATTGTTTTTCATATCCCCAATACCAATTACCAAATATATCTTTACAATAATGAGCACCTACTACTTTTCCTTTATAAAATGTATATGGTATTTTGTGAGTTACACTTTTATAAAATGCTTCTTCGCAAGTTATTGGTCTTAAAGTATAAGCAAATGGAACTTTTATCCAATAGACTTGACTATTAGTAACAATTAAAAGATACAAAAAAAATACTTTCACTACACACCTAACATTCTTCTTTTATGTTTATTAAGTGATGATTTCTTATATCTTTTAGGATTACCGCCAATTGTTGTTTTTTTAAATTTAGCATTACTGAAATGTTCAACCTTGCCATATAAATTATTTTTTTTCTTTGCCATCTATTTTCTTTGTTATTTCTTCTAATTTACTTCTTAATTCACTTTCTTCTTTTTTAGCTTTATCTAATTGTAATTGTAAAATTGTTAATTCATCATTTTTTATATCTAATTCTTTTAATAGTTTTTCTTCTCGCTCTACAATTCTATCTTTTAAAGTTGACATATAAGAAATAGCATCAATATTTTCTTCTATTGTTTCTTCAATCCATTCAGGAATAGTTTTTGAGTTTTGAGCCATAGTTCTTTTAAACTTTTCCATTCCTTGTCTATGTCTTAAAAATATTCTATCAATAACATCATTTACTACTGGGTCAGAAGTTTTAACTTGATACTTTTTCATTAAATCATAGTTAAGTTGAGTTAATTCTGCATTATCTTTTTTAAGTGCCATTACTATATTGTTTTGTTCGTTTATTTTTTTTCTATTATCCATGAGCCAAAATCTCCATATTTAAACCATCTTTTAATTCCTAAATCTTTATATCTACTTGGGTCAAAAGGTATTTGAACACCAGCTAAAGATAGTTCTTTTGCAATTACATCTTCGGCAGGTACTCCACTTGCTATTTTGTTTGCCAAAATTAATCTGTAAAGTACCGTACCAAAGTATCCACCATAACTAATCTCTTTATCAAATATTATTAATGCTCCTCCTTTATCTAGTTTTTGAAAGAGAGTATTTATTAATGAATCTCGTTTATCTAATGGAATAAACATTAGAACTAAATATAAAATTGATAAACAATGTTCTTTAAATGGATAGTTAGTTGCGTCTGCATTAACTATTGTTCCATAACCTTTATATTCGTTACACATCTCTTTACTTTTTTCTAAAGCAATTAATTTTGCTTTTCTTGTTTCAATAATTGATTTTAAACTATTACCTATATTGCCAGTTGAAGCTCCAATATCATATACGAGCTTATTTTCTTGTATGTAATGTCTAGCTATATGAGATATTGCATTAGTAGCTAAATCATAAAAAGGTAATTGTTCTCTGACGTGCTTATCAAAATTTTGAGCAACGCTAGTATTTTCAAAAGTCCAATTTTTAGGTATTTGCATCAAGTATATCCTGTTGAATAGTTTTAGAAATAAAATATAATACTGGTGGAGGAACTGCTCGTCCTAATCTTTCCCATTGCTGTTCAAATTTTCCTGTTAAAATAAAATCATCTGGAAAACCACAAATACGCCTTAATTCAGGAATTGAAAATTTTCTTCTTTCAGTTGGGTGAGTAACACTTGCAGCTTTCTTACCTGATACTGCTGTAATTGTATTACAAGGTTTATCCCAATGACACTTTACTAGATTAAAAAATTTCTCACTTGATTGTCCCTCACTTAATTTATCCCATTGATACGCAGTAGCGTAATAAAAAGGAGTTCCATCTGGTCTTTTATCTAACCAAGTATCCATCTCTGGTTTCTTTCTTTTTAAATTCCAAATCGCATCTCTTAAAGTATAGACATATTTTAATGGTTTAGGAATAACTGGGTCGCCTTTCAAATCATCTCTGACACCAATGAAAAAAACTCTTTCTCGGTTCTGTGGTACTCCAAGATACTTTGCATTAACTACATAACACTTCACTCTATAACCAGACTTTTTAAATTCTTTTAAAAAATTTTTAAAGTGTCCTTTTGCTGTACCTTTAATTAAACCAGATACATTTTCTGCAACAAATACCTTTGGTTTAATACCTCGTAATATTCTTATGTATTCTAAAAATAAATCATCTGACCTTTGTTTAGTATCTGAATATTCTTTTACTTTGCCCCAATGTTTTTCTCTCTTACCAGATA